TTGACTATGATCAGTTTAGAAAAATGGATACAATTTTCTGAATGGCTGTTTCGCAAGAGGCAGCTCGATAAAAGTCAGAACTCGAATTATCTCAGCAGGTTTAAGTTTCTCTGTTTATTCTTTGACAAAAAAGAATTATCCCTTGAAAATCTTACGTCTTACAGGGATTATGTTGATAAGGTTAAAGAATCTCCAAATACTAAAAACTTATATCTCAATGCTTTAAGGTTGGTATGCCGGTGGCAGGGAATAGACTTTAAGGACACCCTCGAAAATTTCAAATCTTATCCCAAACTGGTGATTCCGCTTAACGAAGATGAAGAAAGAAAACTCCTTGATGAAGCATATAGAAGAGATTACCGCTATGGAGTGGCGATAGACTTGATGCTTCAGACAGGGTTAAGAATCCAGGAGGTGGCAAACCTGAAGCCTGAAGATATTTTTAGCGATATGCTTGTCGTAAAAACAGAGTTTTCAAAAAACAACCTTGGAAGGCAGGTGCCTATTGACGCAAGTTTATATGAAAAACTATCAAGGTTGATGAAAAACAAGGTTCTTGTCTTCGAGGGTAGGAGCGGGGGCAGGCTCAATGAGTATCTGCTTAATGTTTTCATTGAAGAAATACGCAAAGACCTTAAAATCAATAAGCCAATTCGCAATCATATTCTAAGGCATTCGTGCGGCAGTTCGTTGCATGATGAAGGAGTTGATATCTATACGATTAAAGAGCTATTTGGACATAAAAGCATCCAGTCAACCCTTAATTATGTCCGTGTATCGATGAAAAGAAAGAGGGAGGCGATAAGAAGGAATCCGTTGTTAAGAAAAACAAGAACAATTAAAGATTTCTTATCGGATTTAGACGAATTAATAAAGCAGTATCAAGATACCGACTTCTACCCGAAACTTAAAGCGTTTGACGCTAACGTAGTTCAAAATCTTTATAAGGATGATGTTTTATAGCAATTACTATATCTATCTCTTGACATTTCACTTTCTTAGTTGTAGTATATTTACACACGCTCCAGTAACCATATAAAAATGGGTGATAACTTTCTTGATTTAACTTCTATGAAAAAATACCGGATCATAATCGAGGTAGAAGCTGAAGATGAGATTGAAGCAAGGATAAAAGCAACCGATAAGCTAATGGAATCGAAAGGTCATGTTATTGAGTTGGAAAAATAACTAGCGTTCAGATACCTTGTCAAGAAGAGCCATCGCTAGCCTCTTTTGGCAAGGGATATGAAAAAATTAACTTTACAGGACACAGTTCAGTTTAGTCCCGCACCTGGATATGTCCTTATAGAACCAATAGAGCGGGAGCATTATGGCGGTCTTTCAATATCCCAAAGGGATGCAGAACCGCCAAAAAAAGGCATGGTTTTGGCAGTCGGTGCTTCGGTAACTACCGAATATGGGGCAGTTATCAACTCTCCAGTTAAAATGGGTCAAATAATCTTTCATACAACCATTGGATTTGAAGAGTTTTTGATTGACGTCAAGAAATACCGCATAGTCCCTTTTAAAAACATATTAGGAGTTTATTTATGAAAAAGAAAAAAGTCCAAGGATTAAAAATTACACATTTTGTAAGAAATCGTAAGCTTGAACAAAAACTGCAAAAGGAATTATTAGATATTTTAGAAAAGCCTGAATATGAAAAATTACCTATGCTAATTATGAAAGATTTGAGAATTACCCAATCGAAAACAGCAATACTTGAGATGTCGGAATGGTCATATTATTTCATCATTATTAATAATTTATTTAAAGGATAAATTTTTTATGAAAACACAACTGATTTTCAATGAAAAGGCGAGAGCCAAACTATTAAAAGGAGTTAATTTACTGGCCGATGCTGTTGCAATGACCTTGGGGCCAAGAGGGCGCAATGTTGCGATAGCCAAGTGCACCCCTAAAGGTGAGGTTTATGAGAGGAAGGTAGTTGATGATGGGGTGGGTGTAGCTAAGGCAATTGACTTAAAGGATGAATTTGAAAGTATGGGAGCGGCGTTAATCAGAGAATCGGCCCAGAAGCAAGTTGACGAGGTTGGTGATGGAACTACAGCAGTTATCATCCTCGCCCGTGAGATAGTCAACCAATGTATCGCCCAGATTGCCAAAGGGATAAACCCGATGGAGTTAAGACTAAGACTTGAGGAAGACACTAAAAAGCTTATTAAAAAACTTGAGAAATTAGCCCGCCCGATTAAGAGCATAGAGGACAAGATGCAGGTTGCTACGATCTCATCTAAAGACCCGGAGATCGGAAAACTGATAGCCGACACTTATGAGAAGGTAGGAGTAGACGGAGTGATTACAGTTGAGGAATCAAAAATGGCTGAAACTGTAGTTGAACACCAAGAGGGTATGCAGTTTGATAAGGGCTATGTATCGCTTTACTTCATTACCAATCCCCAGACAATGACGGCAACTTTAGAGGAGACTTACGTCTTAGTTACCGACATGACTTTAAGTAACTTTATGGACTTGGTGCCGTTTTTAAAAGACCAATTCTTGCCCAAAGCCAAAGTATTGACAGTCATAGCGCCGGAGTTCACCAACGATGTCCTACCCTCATTTATCCAAAACAAGATTGATGGGCATTTCTTAAGTTTATGTGTTACCGCCCCGTCATTCGGACAGAACATGAAAAATACGCTTGAGGATATAGCGATATTGACAGGAGGCAAGTTTATTTCGGCTGATGTCGGTTACTCGCTTAAGGACTTGAAGTTTGAAGACTTAGGGCAGGCCAAAAGGATCACCTCATCAAAAAGCGAAACGATCATAGTCGGAGGCAGAGGAGATAAACAGATGATCAAAGACCGTATAGAACAGATAAAAAAACAGATAGAAGATGAAGAAGTTGAGTTTGACAGAGAAAAGTTAAAAGAACGTTTAGGCAAGCTCTCAAATGGAATTGCAGTTATTAAGGTTGGAGGACAAACTGAAATTGAGATGAAGGAGCGCTGGGAGAGGGCAACCGATGCAGTATCCGCAACAAGGTGCGCTATCAAGGATGGAGTTGTCGCCGGTGGAGAGGTAGTTTACCTTAATATACGGAACATTGTTAAGGACAATCCTATTCTCTATCATGCGTTAAAAAAACCGTTCCTACAGCTTCTCGAAAACTCAGGGCTTGATAATAACGAGATCATGTTCAATATCAATAATCCAGTTTTAGAGCTTGGAGTTGACGTTACAGACGGCAAGGTTAAAAACATGGTTGAGGCGGGGATAGTTGACCCGATGAGTGTAGCCAAACAGGCAATACTTAATTCAGTATCGGTAGCTATTCAAATTATGATTTGCGGGGCTATTATAGTTCCTGAAATTAAGGAGGAAAAATGAAACAAACTCTGACTCTGGCTGAATGGATGGGATTTAAGCGGGAGCATATCGCTGACTATGACTATCTTTTTAGGTGGATGGAAAAGAAACGGGCTGATGAATATGCGGGCAGGTTTTTTGATTTCATCAGAGAAATGGAGCCATGCTATTGGGTTTGGTTTAACATCGGTCGCATGGTTGAGTTTCTGGACGAACACGAGCGTCCAGTCTTGGATATTTTAGGGAACCTTAACGATGTCAACTTATGGTGTGACAGGCTCTGGTCTGAGGTTATAAAGTTATTAAGAAGCCGATGCGTTGCCTAGTCTGTAACAAAGGCGAGGCTATCAAGCATTATGCTTTCGGCTATCTTCCCTGTAAGGAGTGTCAGGAGAGGCATCGAAGTTACGGAAAACCTAATAAGCAGATTGAGTTTACGACAGCCGATATTAAAGACCAGAGAAAAGCATACTCAAAAGACATTGTCCAGCCCTTTAGAAAAGGAGACTTAAGCAAAGAGTATATTGAGCAATACGGAACAAAGGGAATTAAAGTAAATAGTAAGGAAGTTAAGAAGGCCCGTAAGGTTTGGCAGGATACAAATTATTATAAAGATTGACATGCCGCAAAAATATTTACCCGATCAGGTAATAAGGCATAAGAAAACAGGCAAGCCTGTATTGGTGGTTCATGTTTACAGGAATGCAACAATTGTTGCTGATCTGGAAGATCCTAACTCTCCAACTAAAATAATGACAATTTTAATAAGAGATTATGGCGACTGGTTTCCTGACGAGAAGATGACTTGTGATATTACAAAATTATATGGAAGTTACTATGACGATTATAAGTTTAAGTGGAAAGCTAGAAAAAGATGACAATTATATTGGTTTGGATCATTTCAATACTGTCGTTTTTAATAGGTTATTTCATAGGCAAGCGTGAGTTAACAGTAGATGAGGCGCTAAAGTGGAAAAAAACAATAGAGAAGAAGTTTGATACTGAACGGGTTGGAGTTATCAATAGGCCAACAGCCAAGGATTTGAGGAAAAAAGAAAATCCCGTTATTGAGGAGGGGAAAAAAGAGTTTGGTAAGTTATTGGACAAGATAATCAAAGTTTAAGTGTTTTATGAGGTATAGGGTAAAGTAATATGAGTACAGGCATTTTTTGTTACACCAAAAAGGTTTATATGTCAGGATTTGCAATATCTGGTAAATATACTAAGGATGGGAAAGATTATAAACCTAAAACAATGGAAGAATTATGCACTCGCCATCAATGGAGGCATAGATCGTCTAAATATTTTAAAGATCCATTACCTAAGAATTGGATTTATTGTTCAAGATGCGGAACTGAAAAATTAGAAGGGGTTGCATAATATGGAAAAAAACATTAAAGACAAAAAGGTTACAGGGAGGATTATTACAAAGATCTGTTCCATATGTCATTATTTATTGTCATCATTGCAGGAAAAATTTAAAGAAAGAAGTATGAATACAAAAGCGTTAATAAAACAATTAAAAATAGAGAAAGGTTGTAACTATCTTATTTTTGTTTCAAAAAATACAGGTTTATTTCCTGAAGATTTAGAAAGTATACCTTTGCACGAACTAGGTGCTGATAAATATTTTTTTGTTTATGTTGAAGGAAATGTTGCGAAGTTAGTAAAGAAAATAAAGATAAATAAATAATATGACCGATCAAAAAGAAGATAAAAAATTAACTTTTAAACAGCGCAAGTGGTTAAGGATATATTTAGAGTGTGGTAATGCTACGGAAGCTGCAACGCAAGTATATAATTGCAAAGATAGAGAGTCAGCAGCAAATATTGGATGGGAAAACGTGAGAAAACTAGATTATACGGACTTTATGGAGGAAGCAGGAATAACAGATAGATTGCTTCAACAAAAAATACTTGAGGGACTTGACGCCAACAGAACCATATCAGCACAAGTTATTGTAAAAAGCAATGATCCAAAAGTTAAAACTAAGTCAGCAACAGCAAGAGATGTAGATTTTATTGACGTTCCTGATTTTGCAATAAGGCATAAGTATTTGGAAACGGCATTAAAGCTAAAAAAGAGACTAGATAATAAATTAAATTTACCATTAGAAGATGGAAGCGTGCAATCAGTAACAGTTGTTTTTAAACGCAAAAGTGAATGAAAAGATTATTGAGATTAACTGGGAACCTCAAGAAAGACAACTAACTGCACTCAATGCTGGTGGTCTATCTGAGCCATTTGATGTAAATTTAGAACTTCGTCCGTCAGGATCAAAAGGTGAGCTATTTCACAAGTCAATAGCTGACGTCATCTTCTACGGAGGACAAGCCGGAGGAGGAAAAACCGATACTTTACTTGCAATGGGTTTTGTTGGATGTCTGGCTTATCCTAAACTCAACGTAGGGTATTTTAGACGTGAATTTCCACAACTTGAGGGAGCAGGTGGCGCTATCCAGCGTTCTCTTGAGATATTGACACCAGTTGCCAAATATAACGAGCAGAAACATCGGTGGAAATATCCAAACGGCTCCCTTCTTCAGTTTTGCCATTGTAAAGACGCCAAAGACATATATAACTATCAATCATGGCAGTTTGACATTCTTCTTATTGATGAGTCAACCCAATTTTTGGTTGAGATGATTGATTACTTGATAACCAGAAATAGGGCGACTGTTGATTATCCAACATTTAGGCCCTTTACCGCCCTTGCTTCAAATCCAGGAAATGTCGGACATGGAGCTCATAAAGTAAGGTTTATTAAAATAGGTGAACCAGAAAAAGTACACCCCTATACCTATGAAACAGGACAGGTAAGAACACATATATTTATTCCATCGGAACTTAGTGACAACAAAATATTGGCAAAAAGAGACCCTGAATATGCCAGTCGTCTGTCAACTAATGTGATGAATAAAAGGATGCTTCTGGAGGGTGATTGGGATGTGGCTGCCGGACAGTTTTTTGATATATGGCGAACAAGCATCCATACCTGTCCACCCTTCATTCCTAAACCAGAACTTAGTAAAGTTGGAGGAATTGACTATGGGAGAAAAGACCCATTTGCATTTTTAGGAGCTGCCTTACAGAAGGTTAGATATGAAGACTCTTATTTCAACAGATTATGGTTTTATAAGGAGATATATCAAACAAAATTAAGCCTAACAGACCAAGCAAATAAAATAAAAGAGTCGGTCAACCTTGCTGAATATATACAGATGAGGTACGATCCCTCAATGGATAAAGAGAAAGAGGATGGCAAAAAGATGATTGCTGATTATCGTGAGATATTTGGCGATTACGCTTATATATTGAAACCTGCCGATAATGACCGCATATCAGGATGGGCATTATTATATAATTGGCTGACATTAGCTCCAGACGGGCTTCCTTATCTAATAATTGGTGAAAACTGCGTCAATACAATAAGATCACTACCAGAACTTATGCACGATGAAACATACCCCGAAGACGTTGATGACCAACCTGGTGTAGATGATCATTGTGGCGACACGTTAAGATATATTGTTAAACATATTAAATGGATAGATGCTCGAATAGGCGGCATAGGCCACACCGAGAAAAAGAAGATATTATCAACTGCCGTTATGAAAGACGGACGGCAGGTAGCATTAGACTTAGATAAGTTTGCTACCGCATGGAAAAAAAGGCGCTAAACGTAAAATATAATTAATGAAGGTAGTAATAAGAAATGAAATTAGAGAGCTTCAAGTTACTCACGTTACCCTGGCCCACGATCTTGACGATCCAGAGGGAGCTAAACTAAAGATGTTTTTCTGCTATAACTGCCAGAACCCGATAGCCCAGTATCAGGGTCATGTATGTTCTATCATGCCTGGTAGATCCGCCGTACCATTGCCTATTTATATCAAGTGTCCTAATTGTAAGATACTATACTCTATCCAAGCAATAGTGTAACGTGATATAATTAAATTGTTAGGGTAATTTAACCCCGCATGACGTGCGGGGTTTTTTTGTTATATGGCAGATAATGAATCTCCAACAAACCAACAACTAGTTGATAATAAGCAGATAAATGACGATGGAATAGTTGAAAAAGCCTCTCCTCTTTCTCTTGACATCCCAGACAAAGACTTAACAGATATTATTGATAAAAGGATAAAAGACTCCCGTAAGTTTTTTAAGGATAAATACAAACTTTATGAACGCAGAGAAAAGAATGAGAAGTTTTTATTTGGACGTCAAATCAATGAGGACGATCTAAAAAAGTACGAGGCAAAATATTTAGACAATGTAATATACGAAACCGAAGCCTCTATTAAGCCTCTGGCTATGTCCCGCTTACCTGACATGATTGTAACTCCAGGCAACAACACTGAAGAGTCAAAGACTATTGCTAAAGACGTATCAAAAGTGATTGACACAGACATAAAAAAAAGAAACACGAGAACAGTTTTAGGGGTAGCTTTTAAACATCTGCCCGCTTACTTTACTGGAGTAATTAAAGTCAAATGGGACAAGGAGCTTGATGATTTTATCTTTGAGGTAGTACATCCTGATTTTATTGATTTAGATCAGACTTGCCCAATAAATGATGCAGATAAGATGAAGTGGATAGCACAAACGATTCCTATTACAGTTGAAGAGTGTGTTTTGAAGTTTCCCAAGAAAAAAGATGAATTAATTAAAAAACTAAGGGATCAGGGAGTAATTACCAATAAAGATGGTGAGCCTGAAAAGTCAGAGATGGCAACCGAGATTAAAATAAAAGAGGTTTGGTTTGACTGGTATAAGGAGAAGAAAGGAAAAGACAAAGAGGGTAAACAAGAGTATGAGAAGATAACGGCGGTCTTATGGAAATATGACACTGTTGTTTTGGAGAAGATGAAGAACCCGAACTTTGATTATGAAGGTGAGAAAAAATATTTTATGCTGGAAGATCCGTCAGATGAGTCAACTAAACGAGAAATTTCTGAAGAAGAAATAATGATGGCTGTAATGACAGGCCAAACACCTCAAGGAATAAGTGAGGAGATGGTCTATAGAAATTATTTTAGTAGGCCTAGAAAACCTTACTTTTTTATGGGTTACGATCAGTGGCATAAAATAGCATATGACGAAACCTCACGTATTGAACAGAACACAAGAAATCAGGAAAACCTTGACAAACGTGGTAAGTCAATACTCGATAAACTTGCCCAAAGAATTAAGCACATATTCTCAAAAGAATCAGGACTTAAGGCTGACGATATTGAGAATATGGACTTGGACGATCCTAAACAGGATTTATTGGTTGATGGTGACGTCAGTAAGGTTCATGGCGAGATCAGACCGGAACAGCCATCAGCTCAGGAGTTTAAGGACTTAAATGATACCAGGGAAAGAATGTATGGAGTGGCAGGAGCAACAGCCGTAAGGGGTGAGTTACAATCAGATGTTGCAACCAATAACCAGATAGCTAGAGAAAACAACTTCACTAGAGCAGATGACTTGGTTGAGGATACGATTAATGCAGCCTGTGAGTGGATTGCAGACTGGGATTTGCACATGATTAAACTCCGCTATACGGAAAACCACTTTAGAAAGATACTTGGAGCAAAAGGAGAAATAACGTTTGTCAAAGTATGCCACGATATGATCGAGGACGGGATGGAAGTAATGATTAAAGCGTCAGGAACAGACAAACTCAAAGCACAAAGAAATGCGCTAGAACTTGCTAAAATGCAAATGATTGATCCTGTATCGTTATTTGAGGACTTAGGTTTACCTGATCCAGTAGGCAGAGCAGAAAGATTACTTACCTTCCAAGCAATGCCTGCAAATTATATGGCTCAATATATATTAAACAAAGGCGGATCAGCACAGGCTTTAGCAATGAATTTAGCAGCCCAACCGCCAACTCCACCTGTTGCATCAGTCGCACCGGCACCCACAGGAGGCGCAGCACCTACCATACCATCACCGCAAAATACGTCAGGAGTTCCCGCTATACCAACAGGACCACCAGCAGGTAGTCCGAGAATGATGTAAAAAAGCGCAAAATCTATAATTATATTATAAGTAAGGAATTTACTATTATTATTTTTTAACCAAAGTTATGGCGAAAAAAAAGGAAGAAAAACAACCTACAGCAGTAGAGGAAGTTAATAAAATCAGAGAAGGTCAGGCTGCAGAATTTATTGAGGAAACTCCAGAAACTCCAAAAGACGATAAAGAAACCCCTTCTGAAGACGAGGATAAGAAAACCCCGCTGAAAGATAAAGAAGAACTGGAAAAAGAACCTGAAAAGCCCGCAATTGATCCAGAAAAATTAAAAGAGGATATATCACATGCAACAACTGAGAAGATAGTCAGAGCTTTGGTTGGCGAAGATAAAGACAAAGATGATCCTGACCAAGAGCTTGTGTCACCTTGGAAAAAAGAAAACAGAAATCCTAAAGATTATGATGAAATTGCCGATTGGAGTGTTAAGAAAAAAGAAATATTGGATAGACGGACAAAAGAAGTAGAAGAAAAAGCCAATAAAGAGAAGGAAACAAAAACTAAAGAATATCAGGAAAACTACAAAAAAGCCTTTAATAAATATATAGACGAACAGCTTGAAGATTTACATGCAGCCAATAAACTGCCTAGGATTAAGGATAAAGATGATAAGAACGATTATGGCTTAGTTTGCAGAAAGAAACTGTTTGAAACAATGATGGAGGTCAATAAAAAGCGTATTACAGAAGGTAAAACTGCTATCACTTCAATAAAAGAGATATTTTACGAGCATTACCAAGCTCCAGATCAACCAGCAGGAGATGATGCGCCGGTATCCCCAGGCGGAGGCGGTACTCCTCCATCTAAAAATGATGACGATTACAGCTATTTGGACGTTCACGGAAAATCAGGGGAAAAATCATTTGTCGATATAGCTTTAGAAAAATAATTTGATAAAAGGCGTCTGTGGTATAATTTAAGTATAGGTCAAATTTAGGCCGCCCAACAAGGGTGGCCTTTTTTAGTATTTAGGGTAATTTAACCCGCCCATCGTGGCGGGTTTTTTTATTAATTAATTTTTAATCTTATGGCTTATGACGGAATACAGCATGGTCAAAGAGTAGAGGGTTTTAATGAACGTAAACTCCATGCAAAAGTCGTTGATAACGTTCTCAGCGCACCTACCTATTTTTCACGAGTGTTAGGTATGGGTAAACCATTCTTGGGTAAAACCGAGGATGTGGAGATTGATGTGGTTTCTGATACTCAAGGAGAGTTTTATACAGGCTTGGAAACTCTCAATTCAGCGGCAGTTAGTACGACAATCACCTTGTCTTATGCTCACACTGCATTCACACAGCCTAAAGTTTCCATCATGTTGGAGAGTTTTGCCAACACTGGTTCAACTGCAACTATTCCACTTGATGCTTTCAAGTATGAGAAGGCTGCGGCTGAGGCTCTCCAAAAGTTTGGATCAACAGTCTATCTTGATGGAACGGCCAACAGGCCAAATGGTCTTGGTAACATTGTTCTTGACTCAGGATCAATCGGTGGCCAATCAAGGACAACCTATTCGGTTTTGAATGCCACAGTTACCTCAGCAGGAGGAACTTTGACTTTGGCAAAATTAGCAACATTACATGACGCAGTATCAGCTGCCGGAATTGCTAACGATGAACCGAATATCCATGACACTACAAAAACTGTTTGGAGCTTATACGAGCAACTGTTAACTCCAAACGTTAGAGCTTCATATAACGAGGCTGGTTATAACGCTTTAGCCATTCGTGGCAAAGGGTTAGTCAGAAACAAGGCAGAATTACGGAATGCGGCAGGCTTTACTGCACTCTCATATAGAGGCGCACCGGTAATTAAAGATGATTTCTGCACCTCGGGTTATTGGCATGCTCTTAACGAGGGTTATTACGAATGGAGAGGTCGTGCGGTAGTTCCAGATGATTATAAGGAAGCCGTTTCTAAGGTCAATTTAGGCACGAAAAAGGCTTATGAGGGAACTGGAGCTGAAGCAATGGATATGCCTTCAGAATGGAACGGATGGTTTTATCAAGAACCTCAAATGCTCCCAAATCAGGCCGGTATGATTGCTCGTTTCCATGTTATCGGTCAGGTTGTTGGTTCAGGGTTCAGACGTGAGGGTAAGTTAACGGGAATTACGGGAGTATAAGGTTTTTAATTATCAATTTAATTTTTAAATATTATGGCTAATTTAACAGGTACGGCAACCATAGGAACTGCCGATCTTTACAGCTCAAGCACTCAACCAAACTATAACTATGAGTTGGGGCAGGAAGTAAAGGGAAAATACGGAAAGGCATTTAGGTATGCATTGTTTGGTGAACTTGGAGTCGTTGGAGATATTATGCAATCGTCAGTTGTGGATACACAATTTGACAGCATGACTCTTTACGCTGCAGGTGCAATTGGCGACACTCAACTCAAAATTGTTAGTGGTACGACATCAGTAACCGCAGGACAGTTTGTAGGAGGCACAGCAACTGTGTCAGTTACTCCAGGATTGGGACAGGAATTTACAATCATTGGACATGACACGTCAACAAGCGGGACAACTTTGACGCTTCAACTTGATAGACCAATTAGGGTCGCACTCACAGTTGCAGCTTCAAAAGTAACCATGAGGAGAAGCCCTTATAGTGGAATTTTAAAATGTCCAACAACCTTAACTGGTACTCCAGTTGGTGTTTGTATTTATCCAGTCGCTTCAGGCGAATATGGATGGGTTCAAACCAAAGGAGTAGTTGGCATTTTGTCAGATAACTCAACAGGCGCAGTCGGTAGCGATGTTGGAGTTCCGGGAGCAACAGCAGGAACGGTTGGAGTGAACGTAGCAGGGACAGGAAAATGTAATACAGTCGGTCATGCTATGAGAGCACTTTCAAGTGGCGTGGTTATTCCAGTTAACTTGAATTTACCGTAACAATACAAAAACAAGGGGCGGATGAAAAGCCCGCCCCAACAAATTATAAATTCCTTTTAGGGTTGACGAGAAGATTACATCAATTCAGGAGCCTAAAAGAATTAAAAAAATATTATGAAAGCGAGAGATTTTATGCCAGCCGTAAAGTACGGAGCAAAATGGTATCCAGAGGATTTAGCTGGAGTATTTTCGATGAATGATACTAATAAATATTGGTTTGTAGACGGAGATAAATCAGCCAATGGAAGCGGTACTTCTTGGGAAGATGCTTTTTATGATGTAGAGAGTGCCGCCAATAACACTTCTTTAACAGCGGGCGATACAATTTTTGTTGCGGCAAGAACAATGTCTGCAACTTCAACTGACCCAGTTTCATATACTGAAAACGCTGTTTTAGATACTCCAAGCGTTTCATTAATCGGAGTTTCAAGAGGTAGGACGCAGGGTGGACTTCCGCAATTAAAAGTGGGATCGACCACAACTAGTCCTGTTATTGATGTTAAAGCGCCCGGTTGTCTTATTGCCAATATCGGAATTAATGGAGTAAGCGCAACGGGTGGAGGAGTTAGATTGTATGATGATGGTGGATCAACAGCAGCAGCTTTTGGAACAAGCATTGTTGGATGTCATTTTAAAAACTGCGTAGTTACTGCCAATGATGGAAGAACTGGCGGAGCTATTTATACAACCGCAGGCGGTGGTCCTTGGCAATTATATATCGGTGGAAACCGATTCTATAAAAATGAGGCAGATATTGTATCTGTTGGAACAAGTGGTTCAATCCCTCAGGATTGGGTGATTGAACATAATGAATTTTCAGGGCCAGCCGCAAATGTTGATGTAAACATCTATACAAGTTCGGACGGAGTAAATGGCTTAGTAATTAGAGATAATACTTTTTCAGCTATGCCAGCTTTGTCAGCAGGACAAGTTAAGAGATTTGTTTCTTTGACTGGTTCTGTAGGAATCTTATATAACAACGCATTTGCTACTAATGATGGAACATTTAAAGTAGCAGGTTCTGGTGGAATCGTTCCTGCTACCATGTTTATGGCAGGAAATTATCAGGAGTCAACAGATGCTGTTGGAACATTTGGTTCACTGACAGGTCGATCAACTTAATAATTATTTATTCACTTTGTTCTTCAATGACGATTGGAGAACAGGTGTGAGTTACTAATCCAAATTTAGCTATGTCAATTTATACTCATAATTACGAATTTAATGCAGGGACTGAAGGTAACATCTTTATTAAAGGAGAATGTGAGTTTAATACGGATGGATTGATGAGTTATAAAATTACACAATCGTCCGATCCGTTGTCACCTGATACTTTAAAGCATTTTATGGAGTTTATGGACTTACTACATAAGGTCTATGAAAAAACAGGAAACATTAAATTAATAAAAGTTAAATTAAAAGACTAATATGGCTACACTAAGTTCTAGTTTTTACAGAGACGCAAATCGTGTTCCTGTCTGGACTGATGGAATTATTACCAAAAAAACAATAACATTTGCAGGTGCAACTACAGATGCTTGGGGAAATGATGGAGGCGCTTTAGATGGTGCTGCTATTTTTACCATTACTGGTGTTATTCGTGCAAGAGTTTTTGGTATATGTACTACGAACTTAGCAGGATCAGGCACGCACGCCGTTGGAATAGCAGGAGCAACCACCATTTATCTACCTACTGAGGCAGCTGCGGACATAAATGCAGGGGATTTTGTAGCAAATAATGCAACAGTTGGAGCGTATCTTATATTAGGAGAACAAGCAGCCGCTGCTGATAATTTTCCAGAATATGCCTTAAACGGACAAGATATTATTATGACTATTGCCGGAGGAGCAGATATAGAAAGTGGTGTGATAGATTATTACTGTCTATGGGTTCCGTGGTCAACAGATGGAGATGTAACAGCATCAACTTCTTAATAGCAAAAAAAGGCGCCAAAAGTATAATTATTTATATATGGTAGAACTAAGCGAAGATGAGCTAAAGATAATCGTTAGCCTTCTTTTTCAGCTTACCTATTCTTTGAAAAACGCTCAAGTCGTTATCCCTATTGTCATTAAGCTACAAAAACATATTAAAAATCCTGAATTATTACCGGAAAATCAACCAAAACCAGAAGCTGTTTCAACAGCCAGTTAAAATTTAAGTTAATTTAAACTATGGATAAAAACCAATCTGCGCAAGCGGAAGCGGTAAAACGGGAAATGTACCGCAAATCTCAAGACCTCATTAGAGTTTACAACCCTACATCAGAAGACTACACATTAGACTGGGATAAGTTCAAGCACATTGTTCCTCATAAAGATAAGGATATGGGATGGGGAAAAGGACAACGAGTAATGTACCGCTATTTAGCTGAAAAATACGTCCGTGAAATCAAAAACAAACTGATTAACGAGATGGCTGATGGTAGTGTTCAAAAAATGCTTGAGGGTATGGCTGAAGTCAGTAGAACAGAGTTTTTAGCCGATCCTTACATGAAGCAGAAGTTATACGATAAAGCGCCACGAACGGATAATACCGAGCTTATTAGAAAGATCTATAAGATATGTTGGCTTGGAGTTGAGGAGGAGTTTGGATTAATTGACACTCCTGAAGTTGAAGGAGACGGCGTAGTTGACAGACGGCCGATTGAGGAACAGATACTGGACGAGATGGAAAGGCCAGCTAAAAAGATAGAGGAAGTACAAATTGTCAAAGAACCAGAGGCAACCTATCCTATTAATAAAAATAAAAAGAAAGAAATATTAAAGGAGGTATCACAATGAATATTAGAGAAGAAGCATCAACAATACTAGGCGTAAGGGTAGAACCTAACCAGTGGGATGCAACAATTAAACGCTTAGATGTTGCAGGTATGATAACCAACAGGAAAATACTGGAGCTTGTTAAGATGCTTTGCAAAAGATTTGAAAAAATTGAAGAAAGATTAGAACTTTTAATGACAATAAATGAGCCAAAAAATACCTCTGTACAATCCGCTGAATAGAGATTTTTCCTATAAATGGCTCGATGATAACAACGATCCTCATATTCTGACAATGAAGGCTGGAGAGATAACTTACTTTCCCCCTGATCAGGTTAATTTTATAAAAAAACATCTAGCGGATGAGATTTTAAACGAGCGGGGTATAAAAACCAACTGGGAGGATGATTTTAACGCCATATTAAAAGAGATTGAGGTTGATTTATGATGATACTTGAGGAAACAAAAAAGTTGATAGAGCAGGTTATTGCAAACTTTACCCTTTTAAGGGAGGATGCCGATAAGGTTGAGGAAAGGACAAAACAACTGAATGAGTTTGAGAAAAAACTAAACGAGGAAAAGAAGAAAATAGAGCTTCAGAACGTTAAGATTAGCCTTGAGTACCAGAAAATAGACGAACAGAAGAGCTATATTGACAAGGAAAACGGTCAAATAAAATGTAAAACAGATTCATTAAATAGAAAACTGGATGAGCTTGTTGAAGCAGAAGGAAAACAGGAGGAAAGGTTAAAAGAAATCGAGAAAAAAGAGGCTATATTGAGCGCCAAAGATAAAAAATATGCCAATCTTGATAAAAAATGGGGTGAGCTTCAGACTAAAGAGGCGGTGCTTCTTAAAGAAAGAAAGATTTTGGATAAAAGGAAGGAAATTTTAGACCAACAAAAAGAGGCTTTGGACATGAAGGAGAAACAACTTGAAATCAAAGCTCAACGAATAAATAACATAATGAAATGATATAATTAAATTAGATATTAAGGGAATTTACCCCGCTAACCAGCGGGGCTTTTTTATATATGGCACAGGCTAAAAGGGATGACAATCGTGTTCCTACATTAATCGGGGTATCCAGTGCCGATCTGGCTACTCCTACACTTGTAGCAGTTGACCCTTCAACTAATGAATTATTGACCCAAACAACTTTAGTTGATGCAGACGGTGAGGCGGCAACTGTAACGGATGGGAAACTAGATGTCAATGCTTCAATTGATACAACAGGACTCTCAACCTTAGTAGAACAGCAAACTCAAACAACCCACTTGTCGCAAATAGAGGCAGCACTGGAAACTGCCGGTGGCTTAGTAGTTGATCTGGGAGACAATAATGATGTTTCTGTTTCTGCTGTTGTGCCAGGATCAGCCGCTACTAATTTAGGGAAAGCCGATAATGGAGCTTTTGCAGGAGGAGATATTGGTGTCGCTATGTTGGGCGTTTATAATACACTTTCTGTTACTAATGCATTTGGTCTTCATGCTGCCAATGACTATGTTCCTTTTTCTATAGATGCTGGCGCAAACCTACGAATTGCACTATATACTGGCAATACCGAATTAGCAAATGCTACCAGTGGAGCAGATGGGAAGAGCAATACCTCAAAGGATTTAGTAGTTGATAACAGAGGATATTATTTTAACGAAACTGGTTGGGATAGAATGAGGGGTGATCTGACCGATGGTCTTCTTGTCAATTTAGGGACTAATAATGATGTAACTTTGGCAACCTTACCCGACACCGCTGCTGGCAATTTGGCAGCCATAGATACCGATACAGGCAATATGGCGACTTCCCTCGGCAATTTAGACAATGCGGTTGACGGTAATTATTTGAATATTAATTGCAATATAGCAGGAACTGATATTGTAGGTGGAGCAGGAGCAGTAGCCGCAGGTGTCCAAAGGGTAACTCTGGCGTCAGATGATCCTGCAGTGGTATCGCTCGGAACTCTTGACAACGCTATTTCAGGTTCGGAAATGCAGGTCGATGTTGTTGCGGCACTTCCAGCAGGAACGAATGCCATAGGAAAACTTGCCGCTAATAGTGGAGTGGATATTGGCGATGTAGATGTAACCTCAATAATCCCAAACCAATCAGATTTAGCGACACTTGCTACTACCCATGTCAAAAAATACTATACGTCAGCTGGTGCAGCGACCGATGGCATTATCTGGTCGCCGGCAGCAGGTAAAAGATGGTATGTGACAGACATCTTTATCCAAGTATCCGCAGCGGCAACAGTTACTTTGGAAGATGATTTGGCTGCTGGAGATAGTGCAATTTGGAAGGCCGAGTTGGCTGCCAATTCAGGTTGGTCGCATAGCTTTACTACTCCTTGGTTTTCAGGGGAGGATGCGGCTGATTTAATAATAACTACAAGTGCGGGAAATGTTTATGTAACCGTGTGTGGTTATGAAATTTAAGACTAACTTTTTAATATGCCAAACGTAGCAGTTTTAGTAGTTGCGGGTGGAGGAGGAGGTGGAGGAGCCGGAGCAGGAGGCTATGGAGGAGGTGGAGGAGGTGCAGGTGGACTTCAGTATAACGCTTCATTTGCTGTTTCAGAACAAGCATATGAAGTAACCGTCGGCAACGACGGTAGTGGCGGTAGCGGAAGTGAACAAGGCTCTGATGGAAATAATTCAGTTTTTTCAACGATTACTGCTAATGCCGGTGGTGGTGGCGGATCTACCTATAACACAAGTGCTGCTGCGGGACGCAACGGAGGATCAGGAGGTGGAAGTGCAGGCAACCAGTTGGGTTACAATCCAGGAACAGGCAACCAAGGTAACAATGGAGGTGCAGGAAGTTATGAGAATGGTGGAGGCGGTGGAGGCGGTGGTAATGGAAGCGTAGGAGCGACTGCTAATTCTGCTTCCGGTGCAGCCGGAGGGAATGACACATCCAATTCAATTACGGGTTCAGCAGTTACATATGCAGCTGGAGGCAGGGGTGGTGACGGCAATGGCGCTGCGGGATCAAACGGGGCAACTAATACTGGTGATGGAGGTGGTGGCAATGGCGGTAATGGAGGTAGTGGGGTAGTGATTATACGATATGCAACTTCAGATTTTTCCGACTACATTGTAACAGGCGGAACAATAACAACTGATGGAAGCTATACTGTTCACACATTCACTTCAAGCGGAACTTTTACTGTCGGACCAGTTGCAATTCTTAAAGATATTATCCAAGAAGGAATCATCCCATTCCCAAGATAAACAAGCAATCGGAGATGATATAATTAAATTATTAGGCTAATTTAAGCCACCCAAACGGGTGGCTTTTTTTTGTATCTATGGCCAGAAGAGATCAAAAAGAAAATGAGTGAAAATAGGAAGGGAAAAATGACAGGTGTAGGTAATTGGAATTGGAGAGGCGATACTGTTGGATATAGAGCATTGCATGAAAAGATATTTTTAATATTAAAAATTACCAATATAGCGAAAGGAGAATGATGACCTATTAGACTTACATATACTGACTTGAAAGAACAACATTTACGAAATATCGGTATGGCGGGAAGCTCCGATACCAATATCATTAATGACTTTAAATTTCATTTAGGACAGAGGTATCAATTGATATTGGCCAAGATGAGAAATTACATGACGCAGGTGCCTAAAACCGCCTCAACTGTCGCTGACCAGCAATATTACCACTATCCAGCAGGCATCGTTGACGTTGAGGGGTGCGTTGTGACTGTCGGATCAGTCAATTACCCTCTATCTGTCGTAACATCTCAATTTACGTGGGATAACTTAAATGCAATGGACATCCAAGCCTCAACTATCCCCCAGTTTATCTATCCCAGGCGGGATGATTTTGGAATCTGGCCCATACCGCAAGCTGTTTATACGATAACTTTCAACTACCACTTAAGAGATAGAAATTTAACAGTTGAGGATTACACAACAGGCTCGGTTACTGCAACAAACGCCTCAACTACGATAACAGGGTCAGGCACGGCATTTACTGCCGCTATGGCAGGACGCTGGTTTTGTGTAACCTCTACAACCAATACAGGTGAAGGCTACTTTTACAGGATAGCGGGCTACACTAACGCTACAACAATCACTCTTGAGAATGGTTTTGAGGGAGCAACTGCATCTTCCCTGTCTTACAAAATAGGCCAGTCACCTGAAATTCCAGAGGAAGGACATATTATTTTAGCTGACGGCACCGCCTCTGACTACTACGCAGGAATGAGAAGCGATATAACGACAGCCACATGGTGGAATAACAAGTCTTGGACAGGAGACGGGAATAATAACTCAAGAAAAGAAGGAGATAAAGACGTTGCCGGAGGTTTGATTGGTTTGATGAAGGATTACGCCGACCGCAATAACCAGCGCCTAATCCAAAGAAAACCAAAAACACAATCTTTAAGTTATAAAGTTTGGGCCACTACCCTAACCTAAAATGGCTAAGAAAGTTAAGAGCATAAGTCGGTTTATCGGAGGGATTGCCGATTATGAAAGCGAGGGAACGCAGGATACATATTCACATGGCAGGTCAATTGATGTCAGGTCAAATCCTCGTCAGGTTTCTTTGCTTCCAAAAACTATCAAAGAATCAGGAAATGTCATTGAGGCCCTACCTAAATGGTCTGAAACTGTTGTCAGCAACCTTGATACATATATTTACGATGAAGTTGGAAATATATATAAAAGAACTTCCGCTGCTTCTTATTCATTACTTAGGCGTGTGTCAAGCTCGCATGGAAATGGTTTGTCTTACTTTGGCGAGGATGATTATTTGTACTATACACTAGACAAAGTTGTCGGACGTTATGGGTCATTATCAGGGACACCTTCATTTACGGATGATTTTTTAGGCGCTCAGGGGGGCGTGCCTCTTAATACAAGCTCGCTTGATCTTGAGGCAGGATCATCCCAGTATGCCTCACGGGCATCTTCAGGCTCACTCCAAATAACAGGAAACTTAGCTATTGAGGCCCAGATCAAGCCGGAAAGCCTGCCAACAACCGGTAATGCTATGGTCATCGCCTCCAAGTGGGATGAGTCTGGGGCAACCCGCTCTTACCACTTTGATCTATACGCCGCCTCAGGCTACTTTGGAGATGGGGGGGATGGAGCCTTGACTATCTCAACTAATACAACCGATGCTCCAATTGACTCCGCTTGTACGGGAACAATTAATACAACCTCACTTTCAGCTACAAACACTTCATTTGCTGCCGGTCAGGTTATATTTATCCACCAGTCCCAAGGAACAGGAGCGGGAACACGGATGAGAAACAAGATTCAAGCCTATACGGCAGGGACAATTACCCTTGAAACCACCCTTAATGCTACATACTCAACTGGCGCTCAGGTTTTGGTCTTAAAAGAATATACCAACGTAACGGTTAATGCGGGAGTAACGTGGACGGCTAAGGCATGGAACGGAACAGTGGGAGGGATACTAGCCTTTTTAGCCTCAGGAACGGTTACGGTTAACGGAACAATATCAGCTTCCGGCTCAAACGGCACTTATACAAATTCTTACGGAACCTATACCGCAGTTTATACTTCAGGCGGAGGCTTTAGGGGAGGTATGGCACGGGCGCAGGTTACAGCCGTTTACGGAAACAGGGGCGAGGGTGATTTAGGTGGATGGAGTACGACAGATAACGCTACAGCGGCAAACGGCTCTGGTGGTGGCGCCGGATACTGCTGGGGTGAAGGTGGAGGAGCAGGCGGTGGCGGAGGCTCTAATGCGACAGTTGGGGTAAGCGGTAACAAGGCTCCATATCCTGCCGATTCAGGGTCAATTATCGGAGCAGGCGCCACTACTATTACAGGATCAGCTGATTTAACCTCTATATTATTTGGCGGTGGAGGAGGAGGTGGGGCAAATGACGGGAATAATGGAGGAACAACAAGCGAGGCAATAGGAGCAGGCGGATCGGGAGGAGGGATTGTTTTTATCACAGCAACCACCCTGACAATGGGAGCGGCCGGATTAATTTCTGCAAACGGAGGAAACGGCGGCGAGTATTCTTCAACCTGGGAGCTTGCCGGTGGAGGAGGAGGTGCGGGAGGATCAATTCTTCTTAAAACACAAACGGGAACGTTAGGAACAACAAGAATTACCGCATCAGGCGGAACGGGCGGGACAAAATCAGGCGGCTTACAGAATGGAGGAAATGGCGGATCGGGACGGATTCATATTGACTACTACACTTCCTACACAGGAACCACAACTCCAACTATAGACGCAACACAAGACAACTCGTTAGCGGCATCAACCGATTCTTACCAATTAAGGCTTTTAGTTTCAGATGATGGAACGGCGGTAGAAACATTATCTAAAACTGCAAGTCTTGTAACTGATAGTTGGCAACATGTAGCGGTCTCTCTTAATTTTACCGATAATGAGGCTACTTTTTATCTAAACGGCGTATCTTTGGGAACCGTAGCCTGTACTGCTGCGTCTATTGACTCAAATAGCGCCACCTTTCAGGTAGGGATGAGTAAAGACGATGCCGGAGATGCAGCTAACTTTTTTGACGGGTTGATTGATGAGGTAAGGGTATTCAATACAGCCAGATCTCAAGATGATTTTAGTTTAGGAATAAACCAGCAAATACCGTCAGCCACTCCTGGACTAGTCGCTTATTACAACCTCAATGGAGACTATGCCGATGCAACAAGCAATAGTAATGACTTAACGGCATCAGGATCGCCTGTTTTCTCAACCGACGTTCCTTATCCTTCTCCTACGACAAGGCTTGACATAGACCAATCGGCAACAACTACAGGCAATACTTATACTTTGGCAACAACGATCTCGGAAACTGCAGCCAATAGAAAAACATTTACACCGGCTAAAGATCCGCAAAAGTCTGTTGCAGTTTTAGTGGTAGCTAAAGGCACAGGCAATTGGACTTTAACCGTCCATGACCAATATAATAATACGGTTGCCTCAAAAACATTAGCCAATGCCAACATAACGGTCGGAGACTATACCGAGTTTGTTTTTGACACGGTCTGGCGCCCTATTACAAACTTTACAAATACTTATCATTTTCACGTAACATCAACTGTAGCTGACGGAACAGTAACAACGACTGATCTAAACGATCTGTCAACTGTTTCATACAGGACTTACTACCAGTTTTTAGTTGAGGATACGGCTTTCCATCCTATGGCTAAAATGTTACAGTTTTTGGTAATTGGAAATGAGCGGTATATAGCAAAATACGAAGCAACTACCTATGAACCAAATAAAATTGTCTTACCGGCGGGATATAGGGTGCGGTGTTATGGCTACTGGCAGGAGTTTTTAGCTATAGGCGTTACAAGGGGAAGCAATATATACGATACTGACCAAGGACGTGTATATTTTTGGGACGGGATAGCTCCAACTTATAACTTTTTCAGGGATGTTCCCGAAGGTGGAGTTAATGCCCTATGCGGGACAAAGGATAAGTTATATGCAGTAGTAGGTTACCAAGGAGAGATACTTAAATTTAACGGCGGTGAGTTTGAACCTGCAACAAAAATTCCTAAAACTACCGAGAATAAATACGTTGAGGTTTTACCGCAGGCTATAACAGTTTGGAAGTCTTTAATGCGTATTGGTGTAGCAGGCGGAGGAGATTCGACAGAAATTGAAAGAGGAGTTTATACTTTCGGCAAAAAGAATATCCGCTATCCTGACGCCTTAACTTATGACTACCCCATTTCAACCGGAACAAGAACAAGTACGGGAGTAAAAATAGGTTTTCTGACTGTTGTCAATAAGAAATTATTAATCGGCCGGCAGGATAACGTAGGATATGGGATAGATTATGTTGACGCTGACAATGACTGCTTTGGTGATGGAACGATTGAGTTTTTGGTTGACGATAACAACATGATGTTTAAAGAACAGCGGGCTAATACGCTTCTTGCCGTCTTTGATCCTCTTGAATCAGGCCAATCCATAGATATTAAGTATAAACTAGATAGTGATACTGACTGGACGGCATTGGGAGCGGTAACAACTGCAGACGAAACTGAGGCTAGGATTATAATACCAGACGGACGATGTAGAGAACACCAGTTTGCCGTTGATTTGGCCTCAACTTCAGGAACAAGTCCTGTATTAAAAAACGTAGCTTTGGAATGGGATGATCTCAAGGAGGAAAAAAAGGTAGGTAAATAATATGGAAAACCAAGTGATATACAATTTAATTCAAAAAGTAGCCAGATTAGAGGATGAAGTTAGAGTATTGAAATCAAGACGGATAACACAAACTGATTTGATGAATTCATGCGTAAAGTCAAGACACGTTTCTGAAGGAGTTAATTATATAAGGTCAGGTCTAGCAGCAGCACGTCCAACAACAGGAGAAGAACCATTACAGGGATCTCCAATTTTCTTTGCAACAGATTCCAATGTTCTAAGTGTCTGGAACGGGTCAGCTTGGGTAACTGAGACCTTGACTTGAATATAGTGTATAATTAAATTATTAGGTAGTTTTATACCAGCCCAGAAGGCTGGTTTTTTTAGTATTATGGCAACTCTTAATACAGACATAAACCGCTACTCTACAGACTTAAATAATTTCTTAGGCGGTTATACAGGAACAAGACAATCATTTTACGGAGGACAAAAAACTGAAGGAGATGACTGGTTAACAAGATTTAGACAAGGACTTGGAGGACAGGAAGCATTGCCTGTATTAAACCAGAGAATAAGCGAAGAGTTAGGGTTGCCACAACTAAGGCAAAACTATGGCCAATTACAGACTACGTTACAAAATATTCCCTACACCTTCGGCGAAGCCACAAAAGGCTTTGATGTTAATGCAAACCAACTGGAGCGAACTATCGGTCAAAAATCATCAGAGTTGGCGCCGGTTGTTAATGCCGTAGGCAATAGACTGACAAGTGCAGAAGGAGAACTATCAAACAGAATGGGTATTGAACAGGCAGAGCGTGAACGCTTAATGACGCCTTTTACTTATGAGAGGGAGTTTATGGTTGATCGCTGGGCACGGGAAAATACCGGATTCACTACCGAAATGGAATCTAAACTTACTGGATACTTGCAAAAACTATCATTAGGTGTTCAGCTATCTACTGTTGAATACCAAGAATTACAGGCTTATGCAAGGGCGGAGTTGGATTATAAGAAAGCTATTGAAACGGCAAAGATTAATGCGGAGGCGGAAAGATATAAGATTGATAATCAATCTAAATATTCAGCTATGCCAACAGGAAGTTCAGCTTTATATAATACCCAAACGGGAAAAATGACGGGTTGGACTTAATAATTAAATGAAAATACTACCAAATGGACAAGTTGAAATAAGGAACTTAGAATCTGGTGAAACTAGAACAGTTAATCCGGATGATCTATCCCAATATGGTTTAACTGCAGCATATAAACAGATGCTTTCAACCCAACCTTTATCACCTTCAGGCAATCAGGCTGAGGATATTATGAAAAATCCTTCAATGTCAAGTGAGTTTAAGGCTTATTATGATGCAAAGAATAAAACACCGGACAAACCAGTATCTTCATATTTCCAACCAACACCAACACCAAAACCAGCATTTAATAGCTTTGTTGAAGCCGACAGTTCAGCTTCGTTTGATCCTGAGGCACAGGTTAGATCAAGCAGTTTTTTAACTAATCTAGGTAAGGGAGCAATGGATTTTGTAGGCGGTATATTCTCTGCTCCAAAGAGGTTTGGTAAGGGACTAGGTGGAACGTATGACGTTGCAAAAGACCAAGGAGCGGTAAACTCAATGATGAAAACAGATCAGGAGCAGATAAGAAAAAACCTAGTATTGGCAAGAACGTTAGAGGAACAAGGCAAAAAAGAACAAGCTCAAAGACTTCTTCAGGAAAACCAAAAGATAGCTTCGAGAATGGGTCAATATACTCAGAGAAATGTAGAAACGACAAAAACCAAGGCTGAAAAAGGAACGGAGGATGTTGTTAAGGGCGGAGTTGGTACTGCAGCGTTTTTTGTCCCAGGTGGCGGATCAACTACTACCAGAATGTTGGCAGGTGGTCTTACAGGAGGGATGACAGGATATGGATTAAGCGAAAAAGGACAAGAATTACCTTCAATTATTGGAGGTACTTTGACAGGTACTGCAGTTTCTGGAGCATTTGAGTTAGCAGGAGCAGGATATAAGTTTTTAAGAAACTTAACTAAAAAACCTGGGGAGGCAATATCAAAAGAAGTTGCTAAAGGTATAGGAAAAGCAACTCCTGCTCAATGGCAAAAAGCATTAGAAGAACATGGTGTTGATATTAATGCTTTAATTGAAAAATATTATCCCGAAGGTACAAGCTACGATCAGGTACTTGGAGATATTTCAAAAAGAGGAAGAGGTGGAGTTTTAAACGATATTTTAAATGCAGCAGAGACAAAAATCCAAGCAACCTCAAAGGCAGCAGGTATTAACTTTAGAATTTCACCTGATGATTTACTTTTAGCCTTAAAAAAAGAGGCGAGACTTATTGAGAAAGAATTAGGAGGAGATACCAGATCACAAGCAATAAAAACCATCATTAAACAAGTTGAAAAAAAATATAAAAATGGCGTTTCCCTTAATCAAGCAATCAAGATACTAAGATATGCTAACGAAAAGTTTGGTAAGAATATCGTTGATGTGTCAGCTGCCGATGCTGTTGCTAATGCATCCCAAAAACTTGAAGCTAATATTTTAAAAAATACAATCAAAGAAATGTTTCCTGAATTAGCCGATGCTTTGCGAACACAAGAGGAAGTGCTTACATTGCGGCCAGTTTTAAATAGAGCTAGGGCTATTTCCAACACACAAGGATCGTCTTTACGGTTAGGCTTGGGACAGTTGGACTTAACAAAACCAACAACGTGGTTTTCAGCACCTGCTCAAGCAATAGGTGGAAGACCCGAAGTATCATCTAAATTTTTAGGTGCGGGTAAGAAAGGATTATTGCCTGAAATTGGTGGGCCAGAAGATGTATTGAGAAATGTGGGTATTATTAAATCGGTTGAGTTACTTTCTGGTGGGCCAAAGAGTGATGATTATGCCGACAATAGAGGTGATTATGAAACAGGCAAATCCAATTTTAAGGTAGGCCTCAATCATGACGGTATTGTAACAGGTCTACAACCTCCTGTCAATGGTCAATTACCAAATATAACACGTCATACTGTAGAAGAGCTAGGCCAAGCATACAGCGATGCCGTGATGGCTGGCGATGAGGTTAATGCAGAAAGAATTAAAAAGCTATATGATACTGAAGTAAAATACCAAGCCGATCAAAAAAAAGCGGGTAAAAAAGATTTAACTGAAGTTGATAAAAAGTTTGACTTTGCAGGTCGTCAGGCTCAGGCGGCTTTGAATATTCTTGATAAGGGAGTTGAGTCGGGGCCGTTAAAATCATTAGTAAGTAAAGGTATGGAGTTTACTGGACAACAGGATAAAAACATAACTATCCTTAAGTCAAAAATCGCTATTGCCAGAACAGCAGCAAGAAATGCCTTGTTAGGCGCTAATATGTCAGATAAAGAGATTGAGAGCCTTCTTGATTTTACTTTTGACTTTAGCCTACCCACCCCCATTTTAAAAGAAAGAATAAGCTCGTTCATATCAAGCATGCAGGATTATATGCAAAATACAGCAGGAGTGCCTGAATATTTACCGAGTATTGAGAATAATCCTTTAAGTCAGTAAAAAATACTACTTGACTTCTATTTTTAGTATAATTCTTATATGAAAAACAATTGTTTAAAAACTATTGTTGTAATTGGAATGATAATGGCAATTATTAGCTATATTGCTGGTCGGAATGAAAAGAAAGAGATAAGATGTCAAGAATTTAAAATAATAACAGACAATCTTAATCTTCAATTAAAAATTAAAGGAATTGCTGCTACAGTTTCATTACCAGAATGCAGATAAGATATATTCTTTTTAGAAGTATAAAAATCCCTCCGCCTTAATTATAGCACAAAATGTTATAATTAAACTATTAAGGTAAATTAACCCCGATGTGTCGGGGTTTTTTAGTATATGGCATATTTCAACTACGGAGAAGCCAGAAAATATTATACCGATCAGGAAATACAGGAGTTTTTAAGCCAGAACCCTGAACTTAAGGTCATGAACTACACTCCTGAACCAGCACCTACCCCTCAGTCGCCTAGTCAGCCTCCAGATTTTGTATCGCCATTTGCCAACGATCAAGTTGTCAAAACACAAGGAATAGGGGAAAACCCTCAAAACTATCCCTCAACCGGCGGGCATGCGGGAGAAGACCTAGCATACATACGAAACCCTGAATATGGCACGCCAACTACAGAAGATGAGATAAGAGCTGCTATTGGAGGACTTGTATTATCAGGTTATCAGCCAGGAGGATACGGAAACGTTACTGCAATAGTCGGTGCTAATCCTCAAGAGTTGGCTCAAATGGCGCCGGAAGAAAAACAAAATCTAGTTAACGAATTTCAACAATACCTGCCAACTGCTAACTCATTGCAAGATTTTCCCTCTTTAGGTAAGTATGAAAATGTGGCATTACTTGGTCATGGAGCAGATACACCACTTCCATCAGGAAGTGAAGTAGCAACAGGCTCGGCTGTAATGAGAGAGGGAAGTTCGGGAATGTCTACGGCACCCCATCTTCACACAGAATATACTAATAAAGGTCAACTTAAGGCTTTGATGGATATAATCCGCAATAGGCTATATAGATAAGTGTTATAATTTATATATAAGGTAATTTAACCACGCCCAAATAGCGTGGTTTTTTTTATATCTATGAATCCAGTAAATTTTGGTAGCGGTAGCGCTTTATTGGGAGGTGCTGATCCAGTTGTTGAGGCGATGAAATCAAGGGGGATGGATACAAGTGTCCTGCAACAGCAATCTCCGGCCTCATATGGATTTGATCCCTCGGTTAATATGCCTCAAATTCAAGGCCCAAGTGCTCCGCAAGGGGCGCCTCAGGGTAATATGGGAGGGCCGACACAAGGGGCGCAGATGCCTCAACCTGCCCCAGAGAGCGAAATAATTATAAAAGCTCTAATCGAAAGGTTGAAAATGGACAGCGATATGAAAAAGTCGCAATTAGGAGGAATATGACAAACTGGACAAAGCCGTCAGTTAATTCAACCAACTGGAGTGATGTATCAAAAACATCAACCAGTTATGAAGGGCGGGAGGTTCAGAACTTGGGGGCAGTAATGGATGATGAAGATTACATCATGGATGATACTGTTTTAATAATGGATGATGAAAAGTTTAGTTCGGTATATGCCCCACCGACAACATGGACATAAACTATGGCAAACACTTATCCTACAACTTTAAACAGCTTTTTAACAGGAGCATCTTCTGCCACTTTATCCTCAGTAGGACACGCAGACGCTCATAACGCTCTGGAAACTAAAGTAGGAGTTGACGATTCGGCTGTTGCCACTTCATTAGATTATCTTCTTAAAAGCACATCATCCTCAAACCCTGGTCATAAGCATACATTAGCTAATGGGGCAACTGACGTAACCGCCTCTATAACTGAAATCAATTACGTGGACGGAGTAACATCAGCTATCCAAACGCAACTAGACGCTAAAGCTCCTCTAGCTTCGCCCACCTTAGTAACGCCTACCTTAGGAGTAGCAACGGCAACCAGTATTAATAAAGTGGCAATAACAGCGCCGGCTACATCAGCCACCTTGACTATTGCAAACGGCAAGACGTTAACAGTCAGCAAAACAATGACGTTAACATCGGCTGGCGACAGCACTGTCGCAACTCTGCCTAATGCAACAGACACACTTGTCGGCCTTGCAACAACAGATACATTGACTAATAAACGGATTACCAAAAGAGTAACAACGATAACAAGCGCAGCGGAACCGACAGTAAACACCGATAACTGTGATTGTGTAACAATAACAGCCTTGGCTGCTGCAATTACATCCATGACGACAAACTTGTCAGGAACACCTACAAATTTTCAAACCCTAGTTTTTAGGATTAAAGATAACGCAACAGCAAGAGCAATAGATTGGGGGGCATCTTTTGAGGCAAGGGGCGTTGCCCTTCCAACAACCACAGTTATATCAAAAGTATTAACAACTAGCTTTATTTTCGACACAGTTTCCGCAAAGTGGGGATGTGTTGCATCAGTTCAGGAGGCTTAAATTATGAAAAACAAATTTAATGAGTTTTTAACGCTTAACTTAAACCAGTTTATAGAGCGGGTTGATCCAACAAACAAAAATCAATGCTTCGATTTAGCAATTGCTTGGTGTGAATGGTTAGGCTTGCCAATTAACATCTTCTCCGGCCTCCTATATGCCTACCAAATTTACACCAATCCTACCCAAATAACTAAAGATAACTTTTCGATTATTCCTAATACTCCAGATGGAGTGCCACAAGTCGGGGATATAGTCGTATTCTCTAATAAGTTTGGATCAGCCGGACACGTTGTAATCGCAACCGGAGAAGGTGATATTGATACTTTTAAAGCCTTCTCACAAAACGATCCTATAGGCTCTCCTTGTGTCGTTAAAACTTACAATTACGACTTTGTTCTAGGATGGCTAAGATTTAAAGATAACGAACTTCAAGCCTGTCTGAAAGCCCATAAAGAAGCCGTTGAATCAGCCGATAAAAAGGATGAGGTGATTAGCAAACAATCCACCGAACTGCTAAACGTAAGGGAGGAAAGGGATGAGGCGGTAGGACAAGTAAAAGATGATGCCGAAAAACTGCTTAAACTGGAAGAATTAAGGGATAAATGGCATAGATCATATGAACAAGCCAATACTAACTACGAAACCTGTAAAACTGACAGGGCAACCTTTCAAAAACAACTGACTGAGATTGAAAATAAGCTGACTCCTAAAAACAAATATACGTTAAAAATTTACAAGTGGCTGATGGGCTTAGATCAAGTATTAAAAAAGAATGAGTAAAAATCAAGAAGATCTATTTCAATGGTTCCTTACGAATAACATCATCCCGCTTATCACCTCGGCGGTAATAATCGCTCTGTCATGGTCTTCGCTTGGCAACCAGATTAGTCTTTTAAACCAGAAAGTAGATTATCTTGTTCAAACGCAAAATGAATATTTTGAAAGAAATAAAGAGGTGCAGACAAGATTGGGAACAATGGAAGTAAAGATAAAAGAGCTTGAAACGATGTTAGTAATTAAATGAAAAATGATCTACGGCATATATTTTACCGAGGATTTAGCAAAAACACTAGGTTGTTCAAGGAGAGATATTAGACATATAGCCAGAGCTTTGAATATAGGGGAAAAGAAAGGCAGTAATACTTGGACATTTACCGAAAAAGACGTTAACAGATTAAAAGCATTTAAAGGAGGCGAGGAAAAATGAATAAATCATATTCTCTAAAACGTGAGGACTTGGTTAAGCTAGGAACAGGCTTAGGCATTGCTTTGACAGGAGCCGCCTTAACCTATATCTCCCAAGTTATCACTCAGGTTGAATTTGGAGCATATACGCCGGTTGTGGTTGCTTTATGGTCAGTGTTCGCTAATGTCATCAGAAAAATTATTGATGGTAGATAATTGCACTTTTAAATGTGGGGTCAAGTCTATGCGGAAAGCATAGAAGAAAAGGAGTTTGTATGGAAAATATAAAAGCGATAGCCAATCCTCATTTTACAAAAGAGGAGTTATTACAAAGACAATATGACCAGCGAAGACGTGAATTTTTAATTGCACGAACAAGGGCTGGAGTTGTCAGAAGTCAAATTTTGAGAGCATACGAAATATTAGAAAACATTAGATTTGACTTTGTATCAGATACGGCTTTTAGAGATAAGATCGTTCATGCTAAACGAGGACTAGAATCAGCTATTAATGACTTTTTATTGTTTGATAGCTATTGGGAAAATAGTATACAAAAACATAGAAAGATGACTCCTGAAGAATATGATAAATATCTAAAAATGCCAATTATCCAAAAAGGACAAAGTATCAAGATTTAA